TAATACCTTCAGAATAGTTTCAATAGCTACTGGATACACTTTAGTATCTGGAATGCTAACAAGCTCAATTCGATCTTTCCATTCTTGAGGAAGTTTCAAGAGAGTCTCAAAACCATTCTCAAGATCGAAATAGAGTAAATTATAGCGTTCCGCCAGTCTTCCTACAAGCTCAGTTTTGCCGCTCTTTGATTCACCGAAAACAATTACGCGATGAGTATTGCTGAGTTCTTTAGATGTAAGTTTCATTTCTGTTCCTTTCTACTTAGCCAGTTGTGCTGAAATCAAATCTTGTATATCCACTTTAATACTAAAGGTAGCTTCTCTTTCTTCCAGCGTTTTCATATCAATATCACTTAATCTCTTAGTAATATACTCTGTACTAAGAGTGCATACATTTAGGTACTCACACTCTCGATAATATCTATTTACACAGTTTTCTCCGTGCATAGGAAATACATCTGCATTGGAATACATAGTAATTAACTCACAATCAAGCAGCAGCTCTCGTATCCATAGTGCTCGTTGTACGTAATGCTTACTAAATGTAATAGGTTCCCAGGTTAGTGTCTTAGTTAGATAAACGAGGTATAGAACTTGGTAACTAGATAGATCAGAAAATAAGTGATCGAGAACAATACTATATCCAATAGCTTGCGCTGAATTTTTATACTCAACAGGGTTAAGGGTCTGGGAACTAGAGGTCTTACATTCAATAACCATAACTTGTGATGTAATTTTGTTTCTAAGTACAACATCAACAGAGCCACGATAACAATAGTCATTAGGTAAAGAAACGGCAAAAGAAAGCTCAACTGCGGACTCTCCGTTATACTCAACCAGTTCCCAATCTGACAAGTAACCATTTGACCTCAAGAAGTAAAATTGTTTAATAGCTGCAAGAGCTAAGAAAAAGGATTTCTTTCTTTTGGTATCCTCTGCGAGTAAATCCACCGACCAGCTGCAGAATAGATAGAAACAAGTATCCTCGTAACTAAAACCTTGAAAGCATAGCTGTATTCCTGTTCCTACTGCATGACCGTAAGCATAAGTGAGAGAGGCTTCTGCATCTTCTTCTGCTTCTACAGTCGCATTTAATTTATAGAGTTGATATGAACGAGGACATGCATGCAGTTTTAGGAGAGAGGAATAACTGAGGAGTTTTATTCTTGGGTCTGAGATTCGCTCTGCGATTGTATCCATATATCTAATAACTCCTGGAATATCTGATCTTCTGTATTATTAGTAAGTCTAGCTAATGCTGCTACTTCATGACTGATTAGAACCCTAGGTACATTTGCATTTACATCGTACCTAGATTTTGAAATAGGTCCTAACCAGTCAATCAGTAATTGTAAGTATCTATAATGGCAGCAATATAGTAGGTTACTTTTGTAATGTTTTTGGTATAGCTGTAATAATACAGTAATCGGAAACGGCTCAGTGCAGTCGGAGTTTATTGAGCAGTTCATTTGCTATGTGCTCAGGATCTGTGCTAGGTTGTTCTTGTTGCATCTCCTGCTTCGTTTTATTATAGAGTAACTCTGCTACTGTAATTAGTTGTTCTACAGAAGGTCTTGAGTCATCTGTATACTCAAAATTCATAGTAATTTCATACAAATACGCTGTAAAAAATTCAAGATATAGGAATGTATATGATTCAGTATCAGGCAGATCACATTGTTCTTTAAACACAAACGCATGTACAGCTTGAATAGGATTATACATTGACACAATAAATTTATCTTGCTGAGAGTAGATAGCTGTTTTAGTTCCGATGTTAAATAAAGCTTGGTCAAGTGTAAGCTTTAGAGATTCTTTTGCATGCTGGAGATTGATGTTTTGGAAATTATTATCGCTGTTTTTGCTGTTATCTGACATCTCAATTCCTTTGCTAGTGAATGTATATGAATGTAGGTTACTAATTGCTACAGATCTTCAAGAGTCATATTCTTTGCTGCTTTAGTCTTAGGCTTAGGTACTGCTGCTGCCACAGATATATTAGTTAGGTGTTCTAAAGCTTTAAATACAGTGGATATTTCCTCTTCGCTAAGAAGTACTGCTTGTTCTGGATATTGCTTTACAGTTGTCCATATTGATTTAAGTAATACTGGCATACTAGGATGCTGTGATAGTAGGCAAGATTCTAGCTCTTGTATCTTATCTTGTAGTTGCTGTGTAATTGATTGAGGTTCGCTCATGGCTATGTCCTATACCAGTCCAGTTTTAGTAGCAAGCCAAGTTTTGATTACAATATATTGATCATCTGCATCAAGTTGCAGTTCAGCTACCTGTGATTTAGGAATCCATGTATCTATTTCTTGATCTTTTATTACCTGACTTTCTGTACGAATAAGATATGCATGTTGAGTCTCACGTACAAGTTTAATGATTGGGATTGTGGTATATTCGTTTGAGTCTGTTCTGCTCATTGCAATTTCCTTATAAGAATGTAACTATATACAACTAAGCTTAGAATACATATCAAGAGTGACAATAAGGAGATTACCTTCACTCTTGAAATATAATTTAGGCTCTTGTCCTTTTTCGCTACATAGAATCTTATATCCTATATCTATGTTTTTTCTCTTGATAATAGCTCTTTTCAGCCGCAAATGTGCCTCTCTTGGAGCTACAAGTCTAACTTGTTTTTTAAGTTTTAATGCAGCCCAGATAGGTGCATAGCGGCTAGGTGTGTTCATTGCGTATGAATTGTGCAGTAAAAAGCCGCACCAGATTTCTCTAGCACGGCCTCTCACCTTTACTTAGATTAAGCTACTACTAGCCGCCCAGATTCGCAAGCACATCAACTTCTTCCGCCTTCAGCAGCGTGTCTGCTTTTTCTACCAAGAAATTAAGAACATCGCTGAATTGTTCAGCGTTCGGAGCTTGACTAATGTAAATACCGATTTGATCCTTGAGCAGTTTAATAACTGGTTTATTAGTTTTAACTGCGTTGAATCTACCTGAGAGGATTTTGCTTGCATTAGTAACTTGTTCAACAGTTTTTCCAGTAAAGCCTGGCATAACAGTAATGTAATCCTTGCTGAAATCTTCCCAAGTTTCTTTCGGAATACCACCACCACGCCGTTCTGCTTTCGGCATGTTCGCAATCGCGGTCCAGCTGATGCTTGCGAACGGGAAATTAGCTTGAGTAATATCCTCCTTCTCGCTAACAATTTCCTTAGCTCGTGCGATTTGAACGTCGCGCACAGTTTCAAGCAGCAGATCAAGGTCTTTTCCACCAACTTCAAAGATTGCTGCGATTCCTTCAAGACTGAGAAGCGGAAGACTAAGTTCTACAGTAGGGCGAGTAGATTCAAGTCCGGTAGCTTCATCCTTGACTTTACGGAAACGGAATTTAACATCGACATTATCGACCAGCTTATTGATGTTTTCGGTGCTAGGAACAGTTGCGGTATTTTCGCTCATTTTTAATACTCTCCAATAAGTTTATATTACAAGATGGGATGCAGGTTTTATAGATCTGGCTCCTGCAACCAGAGTGTGCATTGTGTCATAGGACACTGTGCCCTGTCAAGCGGGTCAGGATTTATTTTAATGTGAAGCCTTCAGTCACTTTTCCCATAAAGTATTGCGCCTTCTCCGCAAGTGTATTGCCTGTGATTCTTTGACTAAGAACTCCTTTCTCGAATGTATCTGATTCACAAATTACATACAGACTTTTTGCTGCACGAGTTACTGCTGTATAAAGCAATTCTCGCTGAATCATTGTGTTATGCGATTGATGCAGAAGTAGAAATACTCTATCCCATTCGCTGCCTTGCGCTTTATGTACTGTTAGAGCATAACCTAGAATCATACTATTGAGTTCTGCTGCTGAATCCAGTTCAATTTCTTTTTCTGAATCTAGCATCTGCAGAGTAACAATATGTGATGCTGCTCGCACTCTTGCTTCTTTATCTTCGATAGATGCGATGTTATCGAGCATAAGATTTAGGAGTTCATCAGTCCCTTCTTCGCCTTCAGAGATATGTGCAGCGTGTTTCGCTGCTCCTGCGGAATTGTAACCCCAATAATCTAGTGTAGTTGATTCCTGTTGTGCAGCCTTACCTAAGTAAGAACCATTACGCACTATCTTTGTAACAATCGCATCTTCCTTATCGTATAGAACTTTATCTCCTACTGAAAGATATAGAGTTCCGAATCCTGTAATGATTTCCCATGTTACTCGCTGCTCTTTTCTAGCAATATGATTAGCGATTGATTTATTCAGTTCTATTGTACCGAATGCTTTGTTGAATGGACAAAGAATAATATCATTCTCAGGTGAGTAACTTCCTGCATCCAGCATATTGCACATGAATTTAGATGCAGTTTGTAATGCTATTTCCGCTTTCAGTTTCTTTTTCCACGGATGAATAATTACTGTACCTCGCTCGGTAGTTTGTTGCAGTTTTTCAGTTGTAACTAGTGTCTTTCCTTCCTTGATTTCAGTTGCAAGTTTGATGATTGGTGATTCTAGCGCCTGTCTATATACCTGCTTTAGCTCAACTATCGGAAGTTCCAGCATCTTGAAGCCTAGAATAGCTGGCCCGAAAATCGGAGGTAGCTGATTTATATCTCCTACGAATACAATTTGAATGTTGCTAGCTAATGCGTTTGTGAAGTTTTCATATAGATCTAGTCCCATCATTGATGCTTCATCAATAAATACGCAGCGAATTTCACTTGGCAGAGGATTGTAACGATTCCTGCTTGGTTCGAATCGCATAGTTCTTTTCTCATCTCCTGTTTCTGGATCTTCCACTGTGTAAAACACTGGCTCATATTCTAGTAGCTTATGTGTTGTGATGCAGTTGCTGCGCAGGCTACTGTCTAGTGCTTGCTTAATGTTACTTACTGCGCGCCTAGTGAATGATGTAGCTACAATTCCTGGAGTTCCTGCTACTAGATGCTTATGCACTATTCCTTGCGATAGAATCGGGATTCTATTTGATTCTATTAGTGCTTGAATTGCACCGCGAGTACAAGTAGTCTTTCCTGTTCCAGCAGCGCCTATTAGAATACATGATTTGCCGCTTGCTACTAGATTGATGAACTCTTGCTGCTCGGCATTGTATGTAATTGCTTCGCCATGCTTGCCGACAGCAGTTGTGTTGCTACTGTTTGGAATTGTTGCACGCACCTTACTAAGCAAGGCTTGTATTTGTTCTTTTGTGTAGGGCTGTCTCATGTTAGTATCTCCTAGCATTGATTAGCTTGTTCAAGAAGTGCTATTAGTTCTTCATCAAATTCAGGTAGTTTTCTATGCTCCCACCAGTCCATATCGTTTTCATAATCATGAACTCTTTCAGCCCAAGTATTATCTGAGAACCAGATAGTGCCATACACGAAACAACACTCTAGGTCTAATTGATCTATATAAATATCTATGAAATCTTTTGTAGGGTCTTGAAATTTATAGACATCAATAATACGCTTACCTGATTGGTAACGCACACAGACAATTATAGCTGCTGTTATTTCAGATGTCTCTTTGTTAATGTCTTGAAAGAAATTGATAAGATCTCTTTTTATGCTCATGATAGTATCCTCTAGCTACGCTATGTTAAATAGAAACTCTCACACCGAATGATATACTTTTATACTTACTGCAGGTATCATTCAGTCTGTGAAATGAATTGTCTAGCTCACATAACAATTTTGGCCCTACCGCTTGCTTAGTGTTGCAGCATGTAAGGCAAGTGTNNAGCAATGTTATCTTGTTTAAGCCTGCGCTCAAATTCACGTTGTTTATTTGTTTTCACAATATGAGTCCTAAATTCATAATCATGGCACATGGTATAGATTCTCCTTAGCCTTCGGCTATGTGTTTGTATCATCAACAGGCAGCTTATCAGTATAGCTCACAAGCACATATGCGTCAAGTCCATACTCTTTTTGTGCTTGTCTGAAAGACAATGTAATTTGTGACCTTGCAGGAGCGGCAAGAATAGCACC